TGGAAATGATTTAGATAATGAGAGATATGATTTAGGGAATTATTTTTTATTTTCAGATGAAGCTATAAAAGTACTTAAATCTAAAGAATATATAGAGTTTTGGAGTAAAGTTAGAAATAACAAAATAGGAGGATAAGATGTTATTAAAAAAAATAATAATGTTTTTATTATTAATGCCTATTGGGGCGATAGTAGGAACGGGACTTACAATAATATGGGCTATGATTGTACAATGGTTCTTAAATAAATGGGATTAGGAGTAGGAAAATGTTTAAAGTAATAAATAAAAATAGCAAAGAAAAAGAAAAAATTAATTATAGACAATTAGGTAACTTTTGTAATAGTTGTGGTAGTAAAATTGAAAGTAATCTTTTATTAATAAGACAAGATAGTGGAAATAGTGGAACTATAATAAGTTTATGTGATAAATGCTTACAAGAACTAAAAAAGAAGATAGAATCTTTGGAGGATGAAGATGAGAGAGATTAAATTTAGAGCTTGGATAAAAGAAAAAAAAGCAATATTTGAAGTTATTTTAATTGATTATGTAACTAAAAAGGTAACTTATTTACTTGAAAGAGTTGGACATTTGTTAAATGTAAGAAACGATAAATTTAATGATATTGAACTTATGCAATACACAGGATTAAAAGATAAAAATAATAAAGAAATTTATGAGAGCGATATTCTTTTTGAAAGTTTTAGAGAAGAATATTACAAAGTTGTTTTTGAAAATGGGAGTTTTAAAGCAGAATTTAAGGGAGATTTTGAAGAGTATTCTTTTGATTTGATTGATGTTGTTGCACAAGGTTGTGAAGTAGTAGGGAATATTTATGAAAATCCTGAATTGATGGAGGATGAGTAAATGAGTATAGACTTAAATAAGCTAATGAACTATAAATCTTTGGCTTATAGAGCTTCAAATATTGCACAGCTAGAAAAAGTTAAAGAAGAGTACAAAGAGTTATTGGCAGAAGTTAGAGAAACTAGCACTTTTACAACAATTAAAAATATGGATAATTTTAAAGCTGAAGCTTTGGATCTCATAACTGCTACTGTAAATCTCTTGTTAGTAACTGGATTAACAGAGCAGGATTTTGAGAAGCATATTGCAAAATTAGAATCATATAAGAATGGGAAATATAAGAAATAGGGGGCTAAAAATGATATACAGATATCAAATAGACGTAAAAATAAAAGAAGGATCAACTGAGAGAATTATTAAAAAATCTATTTTTAGAAAAAAGGAACTAACAGATGCTGAACTAGAAGAAGCACAGTTAGAGTTTATAAGAAGCACAAAAGCCATATACAAAGAAAAAGGAATAGATTTAGAAGTTTTGGAATGGGGAATTCAAGAATTTGAGTTAGTCCGTAAAAATAGCTAAAGAGGTGAAATAATGGCAACACAGGAGCAAAAGATTATTTTTAAAGCAATAGAAACAGTGTTAATCAGTTATAATAAATACAAAAACAGAATAAAAAAAGATTTGGAATATTTCAATAATCCAGTTTTATTAAAAAGTTATAGCTTAGAAAAAATTTCTGGGAGTGGTTTTGTAGAAGTAAAATCTGATATAGAGAGAATGGAAGACTTGAAAGCTATAATATCTAAGGACATTGGGTTATATGAGGCAATGATATTTCGGATAGATAGTGCTTTAGATATGGTAAAAGAACATGAAGACTATGATTTAATCCAAGTAGGATTTTTAGATAATCATTTTAAAAAAGATAAAGTTGATTATGAGAAAATAGCTGAAAAACTTGACATATCAGTAAAGACAGTTTATCAAAAAAGAAATAGAATTTTCCCACATTTAGAGTTTCATTTTAAGACTCAAAATTTAATACAGGTAAAAAACTGGTAAAAAACTGGTAAAAAACTGGGGATGGAAAGGTTAGAAAAAATGTGTTAGTATGATATCATGTAGCAAAGTTTAGAGATTCCTCTTTAAAAATTGTGGCAGTAGTTATTGAGGCTCTACTCTAAAAAAGCCTCTGCCAATTATGGTGCATCGGGCTAATACCCTGGCTAGACGCGATAGTCTTTCATTGGTGAGAATCCAATATGCACAGGATACCAACATCAATACTCTCGTGATTCTTAAATGAATAGGATACGTCCTCTGCGAGAGTTTTTTTAATTTCAGGAGATTTTTATGAAAACATATAAAAAGTTTTTTGATATAGGCTTTAGAGATGGACCAGTATTATTTGCATTGGGAAAATTACACATAGGAAGCTATATAGATACACATACAACATTACTAAATAAAGTACTAGGACTGAATTTAGAATTTGAAACAGAAAAAGAAAGTTTAGATATAAACAGAAATTCAAAAGAAATAGTAAGGTTCGAAGATATTGAAGGGCAATGTTTATTTGGAAATTTAGCACAAGGAACTATATATTGGGAGCATTTTAGTGATAAAAAATTATTAAATAAAGTTGAAAAATTAGAGCCAAATTATAGGCATAAAATGCTTTGGTATAAACAAAAAAGAGGTAAAAAATGAAAGGATAAAATGGATATAGTGAGAACCAATTGGTGAAATAGGTTCTTTCAGAATATAAAAAAGTCAAGCGGGTCTCGCGAATCCCGAACTTCATCTGAATATTGGTCAAAATTTTAACGATTTCCGTTCCTAAGGAGTGAAAAATGAACACAGAAGAAAAAATAGTTAGTAGCCCTGAACTTGCAGAGATGTTTGGGGTGACAGATAGATATATCAGAATGTTAGCTCAAGATGGCATTGTGAAAAAAAGTGGAAACAGAGGTAAATATTTACTCGTAGAGAGTGTAAAAGGTTTTATTGAGTTTATTAAAGAACAAAACTCTGCTGATGTAGATTTGAAAGACACAAAACTTAAAAAAGAAACTGAAAAAATTGAAAAAGATATAGAGCTAAAAAGTATAAAAATATCAGAATTAAAAAATGAACTGCACTCAGCAGAGATAGTTAAGAAAGTTATGACTGTTATGCTCACAAATTTAAAGGGTAAATTATTAGCTGTACCTAATAAAATCGCCCCTTTGGTTGTGGGTTGCGATAATCTTGGAGATATCCAAGATATAGTTTTGAGTTCTATAGAAGATGTTTTGTTAGAATTAAGTGATTATAGTCCAGAATTGTTTAAAAATAAAAACATAATCCTGGAAGATGAAGAAGAGGTGGAAGATGAAAAAAGCAAAGGAAAAGGATCCAATAGAAAATCCAAGTCTAAGAAAAACAATTAATCTATTTGCTGACATATTTCAAACCTTGAAGCCTCCACCAAAGTTGACTATAGATACTTGGGCTGATTCATATAGAATTTTAAGTTCTAAAACGTCAGCTGAACCAGGGAGATGGAAAACCGATAGAGTGCCATTTCAAAGGGAAGTCATGAAGGCGATTTCAGATAAAAAGACATCTAAAATAGTGATGATGTATGGAGCTCAGCTATCTAAGACAGAAATTTTATTAAATGTTTTTGGGTATTATGCTGACTATGACCCTGCTCCTATCATGTATCTTTTGCCAACCAAAGACTTAGCAGAAGACTTTTCTAGTACAAGACTAGATGACATGATACAGAGTACACCGCAACTTAAAAACAAAATACTGAACAAAGTTGATGGAAGAGATACCAAACTACAAAAAGAATTTGTTGGCGGGTATATCACCTTGGTTGGAAGTAATTCTGCAGCTGAGTTATCGAGTAGACCTTTGAGAATTCTACTTGCAGACGAGGTGGATAGATTTAAAAGTGATGTTGGTGGAGAAGGAGATCCATTAAACTTAGCAATTGAAAGAACTAAAACTTTCTGGAATAAGAAAATTGTTATAACTAGCACACCAACCATCAAAGGAGACTCAAGAGTTGAGAAAGAATATGAGAACTCAACAAAAGAAGAATTTTATATACCTTGCCCAAAATGTGGCTCTTTTCAAAAATTGGAATGGAGAAACATAATCTTTGAACCAGTTGGGCATAAATGTTCTGACTGTTTAGAAATTTCAAGTGAGCATGAATGGAAAAGAAATATGATACACGGCATATGGCAACCACAGGAAGAAGTGGACGATTGGAGTGTTAGAGGCTTTCATATTTCAGAGTTATACAGCCCATTTTCAACATGGCCAGAAATTATAAAAAAATTTAAAGCTGCAAAAGGTAACATGCAAATGATGAAGGTATTTACAAATACCTGTCTTGGACAAACATGGGAAGAAAAAGTGGAAAAGATAGATTTCTTAGATGTTTCTAAGAGAAAAGAAGAGTATACAGCAGAAATACCTGACCAAGTTCAAGTTTTAACTGCTGGAGTCGATGTTCAAGACGATAGATTAGAAATTGAAGTCGTAGGTTGGGGGCTTGGAGAAGAGTCTTGGGGTATTTACTATAAGCAATTTATAGGCTCACCTGGTCAAAATGATGTGTGGGAGCAATTAGATAGATTCTTGGAAACAGAGTTTGAGTATGCAGATGGTGAAAAAATAAGAATTCTTTGTACTTGTATAGATACAGGAGGGCATTATACACAAGAAGCATATCAATACATCAAGCCCAGAGAGTTTAGACGTGTATTTGGGATAAAAGGAAAAGGTGGAGATGGAGTAGCTTTTGTATCCAAACCTTCTCGTACTAACAGAATGCAAATATCACTCTTTACTTTAGGGGTAAATACAGGTAAAGAAACTATTCTTGCTAGATTAAAAATAGCAGAACCAGGATCTATGTATATGCACTTTCCAAATAATGTAGACAGGGGTTATGATGAAGCATATTTCAAAGGATTAACATCTGAAGTTAAGACTACTGTTTGGGAAAAAGGAGTTAAAAAAACTATCTGGAAAGTTATTGGAACTAAGAGAAATGAACCTCTAGACTTGAGGAACTATGCTTATGCAGCATTAAAAATAGCAAATCCTAACTTAAGTAAAAAATATACTGTTGAAGCTACGAAAAAGACTACGAAAGTATCAAAAAGAAGAGTTTTATCGAAAGGAGTGAGCTTATAAATTGAATTACACTAGAGAAGAGTGTTCACAGATGATTGAAACCTATAGAAAGGCAGAAATAGCTGTGTTAACTGGAAAAAGTTATAAAATTGGTACAAGAGAGCTTGTGAGAGAAGATTTATCCGAAATTAGAAAAGGTAGAGCCTTCTGGGAGGGTGAACTTGACAAATTGAACAATAATGGAAGAAAAAAATTAGGAAGAAGAGTAATACCTAGAGATTTATAGGTTTTAATCTTCTTTTTTTATTACAAAAGGAGGTGAAAAATGAATTTATTAGACAAAACTATTGCTTTTTTTAATCCAAAAAAGGCTCTTGAAAGAGAAGTAGCTAGAAAAAAAATAGAAA